GGCTTCGTCAAGTAGCCAAGTCGTTACCCCAGCAATTGATTTAAGGTTAGCCGTCGCGGTGCCTTGGCTGGTCTTTATGCCTCGAAATAAAATCTTTGAACCCGTTACTTTGTTAATTATTTCGCTCTGGGTAATTTCAAAGTCGCCCTCTTTATTCATTAACTCGATTTTGTCAATGAATTCGGGAATAATCGAAATAAACGCAGAGGTTAAAGTCCAGCGGGTAAACAAAATAACGTGGCCGCTTTCGTAAGTAAGGTTTAAAAGAAACATAGACAAGGTCCACGACTTTCCAGACCCACGGCCGCCAGTAACTAAAAAATAACGCGTTTGCGGTTCGTCAAAAAAAAGAGGTTGGTATTTATCCAACAATTTAATTGCGTCCATTACTTGGATTTAAGCCACTCAATTGGCGGCGTTACTTTGTCGCCTTGGGTTGTAACGTCGATTTGTTGTTTAGGCATTCCGAAACGATAGTTAAGCCAAGTTTTAATCGCTTGTATGTCGCCGTCTTCGCACCGGTTCCAAAGCGCTTGCCATGCTTGCTCGGGTACCGCAATCGCGTCCATTTGCTCAATTACTTTTATTTCGTCGGCTTTTGGTCTTCGACCTCCGCCTAATCTTGCGCCACCGTGTCCGTTTGCCATTTTGCAAAAATTTGTTTATTCAAGTAAAGATAAAAAAAAGTCTAACGAACGTTAGACCTTATTAAAAACCAGTAAAGTGTATCCAAACCAAGACGCATTTGTTGCGGCTTTTCTCAACTGGTTACTAGCTTGCTCGTTATACTTAAATCCACGGTCGCAAATGTCTGCAATGATGTAGTCGTTATTTCTACAATTAACGTGTCCGCTCCCGCCTTGGCCTTCAATTGCCCAAGAAATAATTAGCGTTTTTCTAACGTGCTTAGTTATGTTGGTAATAAACAAATCCTCAAATTCTGCTGGGATATGCTCGCCAACTTCCAAGGATAACACCGCGTCGAATTTCTTTTTTAAATAGAACGGCTTAGATAGGTCTAGGACGCTGCCAATACCTTCCGTTAATGCTTTCGTATTCGGATTCCCATCGAATGCCTCCACGGTCAAATTTGATGCCTTAAACGCTCTTGCATAGTCTCCCATCCCGCAGCCAAAATCGACAACTGTTTTAATTTCGTTATCCAATAGATATTGCGTTAGCGCATTGGCTAGACTGCGGTCGTGAATGTGTCCAGTCCCGTCGGTAGTTTCCCAGAATCCTAATTCGTTAATTTTCATATTCTTTTTTTTTAAAGGTAGAAAAAAACCTCAGCCACGCGGCCAAGGCTTTTCAGTCAAACAAAAACCCAAAATAAACCTAATAAAACTATAATAATGTAATTACTTGATTGGTCACATTTCCAGAAAAGTCGCAAAGCTTTCCGTTTCTTTCAAATCTAACCTCTTTTTCTCTGCCTTGGTAAGCGCTTGCGAGTAGTCTAATCTGGCGCTGGACCATTTCAATGTTTACAAATATGCCTTGGCCTTTGTTAATCCATGCGCTCCAGCTGCCATCCCGTAATCGGTACCTAATTTCTAACGAATAATCTAACTTTAACTTTGGCAATCTTTGAGACATATTTTTAAATTTAGAGGTTACCCGTTAACAACTCACACCAGAATTACGGGCGGGTCTGGTCGCCTAACCTCATTTTTTTATTTTTATTACAATTTCCAATCCTAAGGCGTCACAAATTTTCCGCAAATTGTGAACGCTTATAGATTCAAAACCATTTTCAAACTGGTTAATCGGTTGGTGACTTAAACCAATTTTTTGCGCCAAATCCAGCTGCGTAATGTTTAAATTTTTACGGATTTTTCTAATTAGTCGCCCTTCGTCTAAACTCATTTTTGTAACGTTTCCACAAATATAAGTTTTAAATTATTATCCAACCAAAAGCAAAGATTTTGTTTAAAACGGCAAAAGCTTGTAAATACCCATCTGTATAAATTCGTCGCCTTTCTTTACGATGCATTTGCGAACGTTTAACTCGAAAACGTTTTTATCATTAAAGCCGTATTTTTTTTGCGCAATATCCAAAAGCAATTTAACGGGATTGTCCAAATCGCTTGCCTTGTTTGAAAACCCAAAGAAAAACTCAATGCGTAACATTTGCTCGGTTTCGATTTTTAACTTTGGCATACTTAGCAAAATAAATTCCTCGTAAGATTTGTACGCTGGCGTTTTAAATCGCTTGCCTTGCCAAGCCTCGTTTACGCTTAGCGGTTTGTGGTTTAAATTAAAGATTATCATTTACACCACTTAAAAACCAAGTCCATTGCAATGGTAAACAATGCAACTAAAACCATAAACAAAAGTCCAAATTCGACTTTGTAATGCATCAAAATAAAAATGCCTAGCACGGTATTAACCGCGCTAAACAAATTCTCTTGGCTAGGCTTAAAAAGGTAAAGTATCTTTTTCATATTTTTCGATTATTTCCTTTTTAGCGACAACTGGGACCCAGTCGTTTTTTTCCTTTGGCTTGTTCTCGTTGTTATCCTTTTGGTAAAGTTCCAAATAATGCGTTGCCTTGCCTTCGACCTTTTGCGGCTTTTCCTTAATGTCTAGGTTTACCCATTCGGTATCGTTGTCGTTCATGTACTGCAATAACTTTTCTAAGTCGCTGCGGTTTTGGCTAACTTTCCACATTTGGCCATACTTTGTTGTAATTACTTTGGCATTACCGCCGAAAATCTTTCCCATTGTTTTAGTTGTTTAAATTAGTTTGTCTAAATTTTTATTCTCTTTAATTGATTCCAAAATAAATAGTTTCCAAATCTTATTCTTTGACTTGGCGCCAACTGTTGATTCTTCGACCCAATGTTTAGTTAATCGCAATTCTTTGCGCACCTCTTTTTCAATTTCCTCTAAGTTGTAAAGCCAAGGTTTTAAAATTCCTTTTTCTTGAAACTTGTTAAACCAGTTAACGCCCCACTCAGCAATATCTTTGCAATATCCCGTTTCTTTTGCGTGCTGGTAATTCTCGCGGAAAATGTTTTTACCAACCTCTAGCCAGTACTCGATTTCCTCGGCGCTCGGCTCTTTGTCTTTGTTGTTTTGGTTTTGTATCTCCATAACGATTTGGCTTTGGTGGTGCTGGTAATATTGGTTAATCCAGCCGTTTACTGTCTTTTCGTTGACGTGGTAAAAATCGCCGTACTGGCCGCGGAGGCCAGCGTGCAAAATGTAGTCAACTCGTTCGTCTGTCATCCAACCAAATTTTTTAAATAGGTCGTTTAGGCATTCAATTAATTCGGTCGCGTCTTGCTCTTTGTATTCTTTAAATTGTTTAAGACCGCAAACAAATTCCATTTTTTGCAAGTGTTTTAAAATTGTCTTTTTCATTGTAGGTTTTGTTTTTCTTTTTCTAATTCTAATTGGTAAAGCTTGGCAAAAATATTCTCGCTTTCTTTTTTCTCTGGCGGTTTAAAATTGCTTTTTAAATTATTTGACAAATAAAGGTTAAAGGAATTTTCAGCTTTTGCAATTGTCATGCATTCGCCCTCCTTTAAAGTTTTCCATTTTGTAAAATACTCTTTAATGGTTTTGGTGTCGATGCTATGTACTTCGCTCATTCGGTCAAAGTAAGGACGTTTTAAAGGCTTTTCTTTTTCAAAATCAATAAACACATCGTCCAAAGAAAAAAGAGCGTTAGCGCTTATTTGTTTTTTTACATTTCCATTTACATTAACATTATCATTTACATTAACATTACCATTTACATTAACAGCTAAGTTTGCTAGGCTTTGCTTAGCGGTGCTATGGTTTGCTAGGATTTCGCTAGCATTGCTAGCTTTGCTAGCTTTTGCTAGGCCTCCCATACGTCCAGCCTCTGCGCGTTGTTGTTTCTTTTCGTCCCAAATTACCAAGTCCCTTTTTAGTTGCGTCTTGATTGGTAAAAAAGCAATCTTTAAAAGCTTGTCGGTTTGCTCTGGGTTTTCGTCGTTGACATAGGCAAAAATATGCTTTATCAACTTGCCAGCGTCTTCGTCTGTTAGTTCGTCAAATACCTCTTTTTGGTCGGTATAAAGAACAAAGGATTTTTTACCGTTCATAATAAATAAAAAGGCCCCAAACGTGTCGCAGTCGTCGGGGCCAGTTGGTTATAAACCTATGAAATATCCAAGGCTGCGACCTCTCAAATATTCCATTTCAATACACAAATATAATTCTTTTTGAATTATCCAACGAGGTAACGCTTCTTTAGTTGGTTATAAATGCACATATAACTTACCCCCATTTCCAAAGCAATTACCTTGGTTGGCTTTCGGTCTTGCCATTTTTCAAAGATTAATTCTTTTTCGTATTCGGTTAAATTGCGTCGTCTCATAGTAAATCTTTTATTTTAACTAAAACGCCGAGGCTGGTATTATTGTCACCGCCTCGCACGTTTGAAATTGCTTTTTTATCAATAATTAATTGCCTTACAATTGCTTTTAATTCGTCTGTTTTAATAACGATTGCTTTAGTTTCGGTGACCTTATAAACCCAGTAATCGGCTTGCGTGGTTTTAATTCCAGAGGGTTTGCCGCGGCTTTCGTACTCAATATAAATGTTGCCAGTTTTTGCGCTTAATCGGTCTGTTTTAACCTCAAATTTGCGGTTGGAAACTATTTCGTCAAACCAAGTTTCGCCCTCTAAAACTCCAAATTCTAAATCGTATTTAAAATCGCTATTATATTTCAACGCTTTAAAAAATATCGTGCAACTCGTTTACCATTTTCCAAAGTAACTATTTCGGTTACTACGTTTAGGCTCTGGTCTCTAAGGTCTGCAATTCTGGCGGCAAGCCTAAAGCAACCGAACTGGTTTAAAGCCTCTAGCTGGGTAATGGAATATCCGTTTAATAACCAGCCTTTTATTAGCGCGTTTTGTGAGTCGGTAGCTTTCATATTTCAGCAAGTTTTTCGATTAGATTTTTAGCTTGATAATAAGCCGTATAAAATTCGTCTTCGCTTATTTCAATTATTTCGTTTACTTGTAAATTATGCAGTAAAAAATTTCCATACATTACAATTTTTGGAAATAAATAGACGCTATAATTTAAAACTTCTTCACCGTGGTAAACTACGTTTATGTGCTTTTTTTCGTCAATCAACTTATAATAATCGCCTTTACTGCGTAGAAAGTAGCGAGGCAATGTAACCTCGCGCGTTGTTGTTTCGCTAATTTTTAGAGTTAAATTTTCCATAGGTGTTTTGTTTAAAATGTTAAAGTAGTTTAAGGCCCAGCATATAACCAAGCGCAAAGATTGGCGACAATGCTAAAATGAAATAGAGAATTTTTCCAGTAATCTTGAGTGCTTTTTTCATAGGTGTTTTTTTTAAATGTTTCGAAATATCAAAAGAATCTAATTAATAACAAAGATTTTAAACCTTTTTCTCAATCATTTTTTTAGCCTCGGCCACGTCTAGCAACTTGCGAACCTTGCGAAACTCCAGCTTTTGGTCCTCTGCTATTTCTTTGCAGTCGTAACCGTAAGTCGCCAGCGTTAAAATTCTGCTAATTTGATGGTCGGTTAAAATGTTAAAAATGTTTTCGTCCATTAATTTGCGCGGGTAAATTTCGTGTAACTTCATTTTGGTATAAAGTAAATACCCAACTTTTTGGTCGTCTAGTCCAAGCGCCTTGGCTATCTTTTTGCGGGTCAATCCCTCCAAGTAAAGCGCCTTAATTTTGTCCATTATCTCGCAAGTTTCCATAATCTTATCCAAGTTTCGTTAAATGGTAATTTTTCTTTATCGTATGTTGAGGCGACACCTTTTGGCGCCAAGTCTGCTGGCCGTTGTATAAATTTGCCAAGGTATAAGTGTGGTTTCATTTTAATATTTCTTTTAGTTGATTATAAACTGATTCAGCGTTTGGCCCCCAGTACATTTCACATTTGCCGTCCTTAATTGGAGCCTCGGTAAAGTAACTTTGGTAGTCGCTTGGCTTTGCCGTGTATCGGTAACAAGTTTCTTTCTGGGGACAATTTGTCCCCATGCACATGGTGATATCAGGCATTTTTTCCGTAATTTTCGTCGTAATAAATATTTAATTCGTCTACGCTTTGCCAGTTGTGGGAGCCGTCCAGTTCGTCGTATTTACTGGCGTCAGTTGCATGGATTTTTAATAAAACTAGGTATCCGATTAGGTCGTTTATAACGTCTTCGTCGTCGTGGTCTAAGGACCCGTTTTTTATGCGCTTTAATTTGTCGTCTATGCGAATGAGTAGTCCGTCTTTTGCGGACAACTGACTAAACACCCCGAGCGGCTCAAGTGCTGAGTTACCGTACTTTTCATTTTTGGAAATTAGTAACTCTTTAATTTCTATTAAAACGTCGGAAACCTTTGCGCTAAACTCTAGCATAAACTTTTTTAAATGATATGAATTTTTCGCCTTTAATGTACTGCGACGTTCTGAATTTAGACCGTCCTTTTTTGACTAGCAAGCCATCGGAAAACAAAACGTAAAATTCATTTTCGGCAATGATTTCGTTAAACTCTAAATAGTCCCAAAACCATTCTTGCGGCTTGCGGTTTTCGTCAATTACTTTGGTCACGTTGCCAAAGCCGAACGGGTTTAAAATCTGGTCCTCATGCATACGCAAGATAAAAGCATAAAAACCGACACTTTAAAAAAAAATCGCTTTTTGTTGAAAATATTTTTAGTAATTGTTTGGAAT